GGTTGGGGGGATGGGTCGGGGTCCGGGGCCGGGTGCGGGTACGGGGACGGGTCCGGGTACGGGTACTGGGACTAACCTAACAAAAGGAACAAAACAAAATGGACACAAGGACTGGAATGATACTGCCGGAAGACGCTATCCCCTCGGGACAGGAGAAATACTTCGTCCCCGTGGTGCGAGACATGACTGCGAAGGAAACGTCGCAGCATCAGATCGAGCTTTACTCGCCGTGCGCGTGCGGGAGCGGCAAGAAGCTCAAGCACTGCTGCTGGCGCAAACAGCGCGGATTCGCGGACCTCATCGTGATCCTAATCGCTGGGGCGGTCATTCTCGGCGCGGGCTTGGTGCTGGAGGGCATTCGCACGGTGACTGAGGACGAGTTGCCGGACGGCTGGAGTTACGACCAGACAATCATGCAGGAGGTTAAATGAGCGATCCAGGAAAAGGACACTGGCGGGAGATGGCGCTGAACGTCACGGATACTCTCGGGTATCACGAGACTGTCGACGATCAGAGCACACTACATTCGCTACTCAAGGCGATCAAGAAGCTGGGCTTTCAGCCTCACAGCGCAAAACTCAAACACGGAGGCTGGCAAGTATGGGCAACAAGGAAGTGATCACTGTGAAGCCGTTCATGCAGGTTAAAAAGCTTGAGCAGCTTGCATACCTGTCTGAAATGAAACGCTCCGTTGTCTGCCCGGCTTTCTCATCCTGGTCTAAGCCGAAGCCTGCGGCGTTTATTTTCTGTCTGCCGGCGAGCCGGGTTCTCAAGCTGATTGAAAAAGGACTCTACGTTTACGTACCTAAAGAAAAACCAAAGTACAAAACATGGACACCAAAAAGGAACTGATCAAAGAGATGCGGCGGATCATCGCTGCCGCGCAACGAATCATCGACCTTCTAACTAAGGAGGACCAATGAGCCAGGAAGCACTTACTGTTAGGAAACCGCGTGCCTTGGAAGCTATGGCTGAGCGGCTCAATGTCGAGCCAGCGAAATTATTCGACACGCTCAAGAGCACAGTCTTCAAGGGAGCTAGCAACGAGGAGATGCTGGCTCTTGTGGTTGTGGCCAACGAGTACGGGCTTAACCCGCTCTTGAAGGAAATGTACGCCTTCCCCGCGAAGGGCGGCGGCATTGTCCCGTTAGTCGGAATCGACGGTTGGACGAAGATTGTCAATCGACAACCAAACTTCGATGGTGTGGAGTTTCGCGACGTTGTGAACGAGAATGGCGAGCTTGTCGCGATGGACTGTCTCATGTATCGGAAGGACTGGTCTCACCCAGTCATCGTGCGCGAGCGTATGAGTGAATGCGCGCGGAATACTGAGCCTTGGACCAAGATGGGAAGCCGAATGCTGCGGCATCGAGTCTACATCCAAGCCGCGCGACTGGCATTTGGTATCTCCGGCCTGGTGGACGAAGATGAAGCCCCGGACGTGCAAGTTGTGCGCTCCAGGCCGATACGTGCTGAGGTTGTGGATGGTGCGACACACATTGTCACACCCCAGCCTGACACAGAGCGTGAACTTGCGGACGCTGGGCTTGCACCAGCGCAAGAGCGGGAAATCACGCCGCAGGAAAAGCTCATGATCTATCTTCAGGACTATGAAATCACAGCCGACATGTTCGGCGCGTGGGCGGTGAAGATGGGGCATCTGGAGCAGAAGCCCGCAACATGGGACGACGTGCCTGCTGAACTCGCAACCAAACTCTGGCCCGCTCGCAAGAAGCTGGCCAACGAAGTCCAAGCCATATGCAAGAGCTAGCTATTGTCCCCAGCGGCGCAATCGAGCTGCCGACTCTATCGGTAACTCCCGAGTTTCTAGCCCGGCGTGAAGATGCGATTGCGTCCGCCGCGCTCATCGCTCGGGTGTCTTCGCCGGATGAAAACAACCGTGCTGTAGAAGTCCAGAAGGCCTTGGTCGGGCTAGTCCGCGAAGTGGAGTCAGCGCGCAAAAAGCTCAAAGAGCCGGTGCTGGACCTGGGTCGGCAAATCGACGCTACGGCGAAAGCTGCAGTCGAGCCGATCACAGCAGCCGAACTCCCCTTGCGCAATCTCATCTCCGATTTCGCTGACTCTGAGCGCAAGCGTGCGCAAGCTGAGGCTGCGCGGATCGAAGCTGAGAGGCGACAGGCCGAGGAGGCCGCGCTACAAGCCCGGCTTGCGGAAGAGAAGCGCGTGCGAGAAGATGCCGAGGTGCGCCTACGTGCGGCCAAGGATGCGGCGGATCGCGCTCGTGTGGAGGAAGAGGCTAAGGCTGCGATTGAACGCGCTAGGGCTGAGCAGGAGCGCGCGCAACGGCTCGCTGATGAACGTGCGGCAATGGACCGGCAAGTCCACGCGCCCGCGGTCGCACAAGGTCAGTCTGTGCGAACCGAGTGGCAAGTCGACATCATCGACATCTGGGCTTTGGCTAGGGCGCACCCGGCTTGTGTCACAATCACCCCACGCATGAGCGAAATCAAAGGCTTGCTCGATGCTGGGGCTAAGGTTGTCGGAGTCAGCGCAAAGCGAGTCACAATCGCGGGTGTTAGAACCGCTGGAAGAACAATCGACGTATGAAGACTAAGGATGGAGGACCGCTTGCGCCGATCTACACGCAAGCTGCGGATGCAGTGATAAAGGAGCTGGAGCTATGAAGGAGCAACTGAGAGCAATCGCAGAGAAGGCTGGTTTCCACCTTGTTGACCTTATCAAGGACGGTGAAACAGAAATCCTGAAAGCCTGGGCTGCCGTGGCCCGGGAGGCCGCTTTGCAAGAAGTCGGTCCTAAGCTCAAGCTGGGCTTCACGATCACGGTGGATATCGACAAGCAGGTTGTGGATTATGACCTGTCCTGGAGTGTCCGGCACAAGTTGAGTGTGTCGGAGAAACTGGATGACCCACGTCAAGAGAAGCTGGACCTGGACGAGAAACCACGGGTCAAGGTTGGGGAGTAACAATTCGCTGCCGCGCTCTGGTCAGTACCACGGGAAACCAAAGCGAAAGCCGGGGCGCGGTGGCACAACAAAACAAAAAAGGAACAAAATGTATACGTGCAGCCGGTGCAAAAACACATACGAAGCTGATGCTCCATTCAGTAATGCGTGCGGGGACTTCTGTCATTCCTGCAAAGAGTTCATCCACAAGAAGGCTGTCTTAGCAACCAAGGCCGCCAACAAGGCCAAGGCTGGCTCGTGCGTTTGGTGCCACAAGCCTATGGCTCCAGAGCTGTGGCAGGCTGGAAAGGAAGTCGAAAACGTCTGCCGGGAGTGCGAGGCGTGGAGGCGCAAGACGCTCGACCTGTCCAGAGTCAGCGACAGGCCTTTCAAGTATATCTCGCGCGTTGAAGAGCGCGAGAAACCGAACAGGGAGGCTCGTGAGCGTGAACTTGCCGCAAAAGCGCAGGCTCACCAAACGCAACCAGCGAAGTCGGATGACAGTGAAACGCGATTGCAGAGGCTGGAGTCAGCTCTGGCAAAGATCGCTGAGAAATTAGGAGTGTGATGATGAGCGAGGCAATAGATCATAACAACGTCGAGCCGGGAGAGTGGCCGATCTGGAAAATCTGCTTGCGGAAGATGCGAGCGGAAGACCAATACGGTTACGGTGCGATATGGCCCACGGACTTTTTCGAGCGTGAACTCTCAGCGCGCCGAGACACTATGGACTTCGCATTCCAGATGTTGAGCTTGCGGAAGGAAATCGAGGACGAGGACGGTTACTATCTGCAAGCACAGACTATCGAAAACGAAGTCACCAAGGAGAAGACCGAGCAATACGTCATTCCTGCGGCAGCATGTCACGAGGACATAGCTGTAAACTTCGAGTCTAAAATGCGCCGGTACGCAAACCGAAGCGTCAGCCTTAGGAACGCCACACTGTGCAATCCGACTGCTGAACTTGAAGATTCGGTGCGAAAGAAGATCGAGGGTAGGCTGGAAATCGCGGCTACGCGGCTTGTGCTACTCGCACGGGAGCGCAGCCTGGGTGGTTGGGTGAAGAAACACGCCCCAAAGCTCCTTGAAAAAAGATAGGACATTTTGCGCGGCTATTCTCGGCTCGGCCCGGCACGGCGCGGCAAGGCCAGGCAAGGCTCGGCGAGGCAGGGCAAGGCGCGGCCCGGCAGGGCGGGGCACGGCTCGGCGGGGCCAGGCAGGGCTTGGCGAGGCTACACACACGGCGCATTCCACGGAGTGCGCCGAAGCGTGGTCTGGCGAGGCGAGGCATGGCAGGGCAAGGCCTGGCGAGGCAAGGCCTGGCATGGCGAGGCTCGGCGCGGCGAGGCGTGGCAAGTCACGGCCTGGCTTGGCGCGGCGAGGCGAGGCTACACACACGGCGCATTCCACGGAGTGCGCCGCAGCGTGGTCTGGTCAAAAAGTGTGTCCCCGGGGACACACCAAACAAGAGATTTCGTGGCATGGCTTGGCATGGCGTGGCTCGGCAGGGCCAGGCCAGGCAGGGCTTGGCTGGGCCAGGCGAGGCTACACACACGGCGCATTCCACGGAGTGCGCCGAAGCGTGGTCTGGTCAAAAAGTGTGTCCCCGGGGACACACCAAACAAGAGATTTCGTGGCGTGGCGAGGATCGGCGTGGCTAGGCGGGGCGCGGCGAGGCTCCACACACTGCCCATCGGCAACGGTGGGCAGCAGTGGGGCATGGCGCGGCTAGGCGCGGCATGGCGCGGCGTGGCGAGGCGGGGCTCGGCATGGCCTGGCGGGGCAGGGCTTGGCTAACTCACCGGGGCGAGTGGTTGCCCCGGCAGCTTTCGGTTGACGGTCAACAAACAACAAAAGGAACACGATGAAGACGATGAAGGTACGATGGACGGGGATTCGACCGCTGGTGATGCACAACGGGTTGATGGCAGACCCGACAAACAAGTTCACGCGGGCGATCAAAGAGATTGTCCGCAAGGGCAGCAAGAAGCTGACGGACTCGGACTATGAGATGCGCGACCGGCTCGAATGGGAAGCCGGGCTCTATTGGGATGATGACTTTGGCGCAGTTATCCCGAGCGACAACATCGAACGGTGTGTCCAACTCGGCGCGCAGAAATCGAGGATCGGGAAGGATGTTCAGGCCGCCGTGCTTTGCTCTGAGCCAGTCGTCAAGCTCATCTATGAAGGACCACGCAAGAAGGAAGCGATGTTCAACGACCCGCGATTCACACTGCGGAAGGGAGTCAGCATTCAGAAGTCACGGCTGATTCGCATTCGGCCCATGTTTCCCACCGGCTGGTCTATCGAGTTCACGCTCGAATACGATGATTCGATTGTGAACGAACGAGGGCTCCAGAAGGCTATGGTTGACGCCGGTGCGCTCATTGGGCTCGGGGATCATAGGCCTAAGTTTGGACGATTCACAGTAGAGGTACTCTCATGACCCCCACACAACGCACAATGGCCGTGCTCCGCAGCCGCGGCTTCACTGTCGGTCGCGTGGAGCAATGGATTCCCGCGGCACACGGTGGTTTCCGCAAGGACTTGTTCGGCATCATCGACCTGCTTGCAATCTCTGGGGATCTGACACTTGGAATCCAGGTGTGTGGCACAGCATGGTCCGCGCACGTTGACAAGCTCAAGACTGAGGGCGAGAAGTCTGTCCGCGCCTGGCTTCAGAGCCCACACCGGCATCTGGAGTTGTGGGGATGGCGGCCGCTCAAGCGCAACGGTCGCAAGGTTGCGACGCTCCGCAGAGCAATGTTCTATGTCCGCTATCCCGGCGCTCCAATCGAAGTTGAGGAGTTCACAGAGCCATGAAGACTAAATCACACTGCCGACAGCTCTACGACGCGCTGTTGCCAATCGTGACGCAATTACGGTGCATTGTGGACGAACGGGAGCTAAGCGCACGGAGCAAGGAAAAGCTGGAGATGATAAAGACTGAACTCGCAATCATCGCAAGGTGGATCGAAAGGTGCGAATGAACTACTCAGACTTTCTGGACCGCAAAACGCAACTCGGCGGCAACCACGGCTTCGATCCTGTATGGATGCCATCCTTCCTTTTTGACTTTCAGAAGTCGCTTGTCGAGTGGGCATGTCGCAAGGGCAGAGCAGCAATCTTCGCCGACTGCGGTCTCGGCAAAACTACGATGCAATTGACATGGGCTGAGAACGTGGTGCGCAAGACTAACGGTCGGGTGCTGATCCTCACGCCGCTGGCCGTGGCATTCCAGACGGTCAAAGAGGGGGAGAAATTCGGCATCGAGGTCAAGCATCGTCGGGAGGGGTTGCAGAATGGCGACCGAATCGTGGTGACGAATTACGAGCGACTCCACTACTTCAATCCGAACGACTTTGAGGGGGTAGTGTGCGATGAATCCAGCATTCTGAAAAACTTCGATGGTGAGACTCGCAAAGCGATCACGGATTTCATGCGAAAGCGACCGTACAGGTTGCTGTGCACAGCAACGGCAGCGCCGAATGATTACATCGAGTTGGGGACTAGCAGCGAGGCGCTAGGAGTAATGGAGCGCAAACACATGCTTGCCCAGTTCTTTACGCACGATGGAGGAGATACTGCGACATGGAGACTCAAAGGCCATGCTCGGGAGCGATTATTCTGGCGCTGGGTATGTTCCTGGGCGCGTGCGTGTCGAAAGCCTTCGGATCTTGGATTTGAAGACAATGGATTCAAACTGCCGAGTCTGATGGTGCGTGATCATATCGTGACAGCAGCAAAGCCGCGGGATGGTTATCTATTCGACATTTCTGCTGTCGGTCTAAATGAGCAGCGAGAAGACTTGCGGCGCACGATTGATGAGCGATGTGGGATGGTTGCTGAACTGTGCAACGCGCACAATCAGCCAGCAGTGTGTTGGTGTAATCTGAATGCCGAGGCGGATGCGATTGCCAGGGCCGTCCGAGGTGCTGTGAACGTGCAAGGATCGGACAGTGACGAAGAAAAGGAGGAAGCATTCGCTGGATTCGCAAACGGGGATATTCGAGTGATTGTCAGCAAAGCCAGTATCGCCGGGTTCGGTTTGAACTGGCAACATTGCGCTCATGAGACGTTTTTCCCGTCGCATAGTTACGAGCAATATTACCAATGCGTCCGGCGATGTTGGCGATTCGGCCAGAAGAATCCCGTTACGGTGGATATGGTGACGACAGACGGTCAACAGAACGTCTTGCGCAACATGGAGCGCAAGGCAGAGGCGGCATCTGAGATGTTCGTTCAGCTTGTTGCGTTCATGCGAGATGAGTTGCAAATCAAAAAAACGACGGGCTATACAAAACCAGAGGAGATACCATCATGGCTGTGAGAGATCAAATCGTGACGAAGAACTACGCTCTGTACAACGGAGACTCATGCGAGGTGTTGAAAACGCTGCCCGATGACAGCGTCGATTTCAGCATCTTCAGTCCGCCATTCGCGGACCTTTACTGCTACAGCGACAACCCGGCAGATCTTGGAAACTCGCGCACGTATGATGAGTTCTTCCAGCACTTCGGGTTCATCATCCGCGAGTTGGCAAGGGTTATTAAGCCTGGGCGGTTGTGTTCGGTGCATTGCATGGACTTGCCGGCAACGATCTCACACGACGGATATCTAGGGATTAAAGACTTCACCGGAGACATCATTCGAGCATTCCAGTCGCACGGGTGGATATACCATGCGCGGCATTGCATCTGGAAAGACCCACTTATTGCGGCAACGCGCACAAAGGCGATCGGATTACTCCACAAGCAGCTTTGCAAGGACTCATCCATCAGCCGCAGCGGAATCCCTGACTATTTGATAACGTTCAGAAAAGCGGGAGAGAACGCTGTTCCAATCGCACATCCGGACGGGTTGACGAAGTATTGCGGCAGTGACGATCCTGGTGGGGATGGAGTTAAGAAGTCTCACTTCATCTGGCGTGCATACGCTTCTCCGGTGTGGATGGACATTCGGCAGACGCACACGCTTGACGCACGCAAAGCGCGAGATGCGGACGACGAAAAGCATCTTTGCCCGCTGCAGCTTGACGTGATCGAGCGCGCCTGCGTCCTGTGGAGCAACCCCGGCGAGGTTGTGCTGACTCCATTCATGGGAGTTGGCAGCGAGGTCTACGGCGCAGTCATCAATGGCCGGAAAGGAATCGGGATTGAGTTGAAACCAAGCTACTACAAGCAGGCTGTGCGCAATCTTGAGTTGGCTCAGCGGGAGCGCGACTGCAACGATCTTTTCAACCAGTAACCACAACCAAACGAAAGGACAAAATGAAGACAACACTGACAGCAGCAGTAATCGGGATCACACTCATGACCGGATGCACAACGACACCTGACATCGGAGCTATCGCCACACCAGCCCGCATTGAGGCTGTGACTGCCCTGGGCGCCTACCTGGGGGGACGGGAGATAGTCAAGCAGGGCAACGCGGACCAGTTGCGGCAAGCTGTCCAGGCCCTGACGGCCTTGCAGGCGGCGGGCAACATTGACGGCCCGGCAATCGTGTCGATCCTCGAAGCCACGGATCTGAAGGACAAGCTGGAAACGTCGGAGGGCATACTGATCCTGGGCACGGTTCTGTCGTTCTCGGACCTGTGGACCGGGCACACGGTCGAGATCGTGGAGTCCGAGTACTACCAAGCCGTGGTGGCCGGGCTGATCCGAGGGTTCGACCTTGCACTCGGGCCGAGCATGGCTTCGGTTCGGATCGCCGATCCTATCGCGGCCAGGCTGCTGGATGAGGCTATCGCAACCCGGCCAAAACACTGACAGGAGGACGCCGCGCAATGACGGAACCACCGCAAGCAAGCCCGCCATTGCGCGGCAAAATCGCCATATGAACGGAGGCTACACCAAGCTATTCTCGTCAATCGTTGCCTCAACGATATGGCGTGAACCGGATCACGTACGGATTGTGTGGATAACGATGCTGGCCATAAGCGATCCGTGGGGTCATATCCGGGCAAGCATACCGGGGCTGGCTGATCTAGCCCGCGTGTCCGTAGAGGATGCCAAAGACGCGCTGGCTAGGCTATCAGCCCCAGATGAATATTCACGCACCAAGGAGCACGAGGGGAGGAGAATTGAGGAGACGGACGGTGGCTGGTTCATACTCAATTTCGTGAAGCATCGGGACGCCGGCGCCGAGGGTCATCGGCGTGAGTATATGCGTCGATATATGCGCGAAAGACGTGCCGGAAATGTAAACTCAAAACGTAAACACTGTAAACCTAACAGTGAACAATCGTTAACACACTCAGACTCAGACTCAGACATAGTTAACAACAGTGAAATTGTAGACGTTGGGGCGTGTAAACTCGCGTGTAAACAATCGAGCGACCAAAATGCGCGGCGGGAGCCGCGCCAACAGGCAAAGGAAACGGATGAAGCTTGGCTCAAAGGGCTGGAAAGCAACCCGGCTTACGCGGGCCTGGACGTGGCCAGGGAGCACGCGAAGATGGTCGCATGGTGCTCTGTCAACGGAAAGCAACCGAGCAGGCGCCGGTTCGTAAACTGGCTGAACCGAGCCGAGAAGCCGATGCGGGTGACGAGAGCAACTACGGAGGATGAGCACTTGAAGGGGTTTTGAGATGAAAAAGACGTGCCAGGAATGCGGGAAAGAGTTCGATGCACCCACGATTGAGCTTTGCGGACAGCATTGTTGCTTCGAAAAGTTCTGCCCGACATGCAAGCCGATCATGGAGGAACAAGAGCGCGACGTGGCAGCGATCCGCCAAGAGCGGGCCAGACTTGATGAGTTCGAGCGCATATGTCCACCGCTCTATCGCGACACTGATCCGCTAAAGCTCCCGTGCAATCCAGAAGTCACCAAGCTGGTCTTAGGCTGGGTGTACGGTCCAAAAGGTTTGGTGCTTCACGGTGCGACTGGTCGCGGCAAGACCCGGCTTGCTTACATGCTCGTCCGCCGCCTGGTGCTCGATGGGCGCAGCGTCAGCGCATTCGACCCACTTTCGTTTGCGCATCGTGTCGGGGAAACGTTCGGGGAATACCAAGGGGAGCGATTCATAAGGGAGCAGCAACGCGTGGACGTGCTCATGCTAGATGACCTTGGGAAAGCGAAACTAACAGAGCGGGCTGAGGCTGAACTGTTCGGACTCGTGGAGCATAGGATAGCACACCTCAAACCGCTGATCGTGACGACTAACTTCGTTGGCGATAAGCTGAGTGATAAACTGAGTGAGGATAGGGCCACGCCGCTGGTGCGTAGACTTAGGGAGTTCAACGAGTGTGTGTGCGTGAGGTAATTGTGCTCGGAGGACATCGAGGGCACAGTTGTGCTGCCCGGGGCTGTGCTCAAAAGGCTTATGGAGGTGCTTCCGCTATGCTGAGACCAAACGAGAATAAAAACGCGCCACAGGGCAACGTGGCGCAAGGGCGGGGCGGTGTGGTGGGGCGCAAGACGGGCGGCCGATGGTCTGAACTGCCAATCAGCGATGAAGAACTTGTGCGCAGATACCAAGCCGGGGCTGGAGTTAAGGCCCTCGCCAAACAACTTGGGACAAACCATGTAAAAATCCTTCGGCGAATCAGGGCAACGTGCGGTGTTATTAAGGGGAGGCAATTCGGAAACAAAAACGCAGTAAAGGAAAAGTTTGCCGGAAAGACGGTTGCAGCGTGGCAATACGACGCTTGGAAAGGTGAATGGAAACAGAATGGAACAGAGTGGAAATCCTATTTGGATTACGAAGATTCCGCACACTTCGGAAGATGGGATTACGGCTCCCAGAATTACTACCGCAGAAAAAATAAAAGACACAGGGAAAAGAAGAGCAATTACTACATTGCACGTCTATTGCGAACTAGGGTATGGACGGTGTTAAAGGGAATAAGGAAATCCAAGCCAACACTAACCATGCTGGGCTGTACGCTTGAGCAGTTCAGACAGCACATGCAGGCACAGTTCAAGCGTGGTATGGCGTGGAATAACATGGGCAGTCATTGGCACATAGACCATATCATACCGTGCTCTGCATTCGACCTTAGCAAGCCAGAGCAACAGGCGATATGCTTTCACTATACTAACATGCAACCGCTAGAGGCTAAAAGGAACTTGGCCAAGCGTGCAAAAGTCATAGATGCGCAATACAAGCTGAGGATCTAAAATGACCGGCAAAAAAACAATTTCTTTGGCAAAATCAGGAAAACGGGGTACGAGGAGGACCGTTCTTCGTCCGTGACTCATTTTTTGGCACTTTGACTAATGAACACCAAGACCGACATCAAACAGCAGCCTCCCGCGTCGTTGCCTCCAGCGACGTGTTCGGTTCCGGTCGCAGCGGTTGACCAACTCCTTAGACAACTGGAACGGATCGAAAGACTCGAAAGCGCACTGACAGAAATTATTAATCTGTGTCAGGTTGCTGGACTTGGTGTCGAGGCTCAGGCATTCCAGTCGAGATTGATTGCGCAGAGAGCTCTTAAACCGAACGCAGAAAAGACGCCTGCGGCAGAACGCAAAGAATGACGACCGCTAGCAAACGCAAACCAAGGCGCGCCAAAAGACCAACCCGGCATAACAAGTCCTGGACGGATCACGACTTGTCAATATCCGAAGCCGCGAAGGAATTCCACAGCACACCGGAGACTATCCGGCGACGCTTGCGTGCTGCTGAGATCACACACACCGAAGGTAAGCGATACTCAATCTATGTACTCCACACGGCTTTGGTCGGCGACTTGCACGCGCAGCGAATCCGGGAGACTCGTGCGCGCGCTGACCTGCTTGAACTTGAGCGCCGCAAGACTGAAGGTGATCTTGTGACAATGGAGGAGGCTCGCAGTGTCATCCGGCAATACCTTGGTCCGATGCGCGACATCCTAACCACCGCGCCGATGGCGCTTGCTGCGAGAGTCAACCCGGCCGATCCCGAGCTTGCGCGGATGCAACTTGAGACGTGGAGCGAGGATAACATGAAGAGGTTGCGGGAAGTATGACACTCAAGTCATTCGCCAGGGACACGTTCACCGCGCAGAGCAAGCAAGCTGTGTCGGCCTGGTGTGAATCGTGCATCACGCTTCCGCCCGGCAAGTCTGAATCCCCTGGGCCGCTCTCGTGGCTTGGCCGGGACTACATGCGGGAACCTTTGGATGCGTGGAATGCGCCGGGCGTCACAGACCTTGTGTTGTGCTTCGGATCGCAGACGGGCAAGTCAACTCTCATGATCGCGGGCGTGGCTTACGTGCTTGTCAACTCTCCGTCTGGCTTGCTATGGGTGCACCCAACGCAACAACTTGCGCGGAGCTTCTCGACCACGCGGTGGTTGCCTGTTGTCAAGGTATCACCCAGCCTGACCACATTGATGCCGACGGGATCAGCGAAACGCACGGGGATGACACTGCTCCAGCAAGAGTTTGGTCCAAGCCTTGTGAACTTCGTTGGGTCAAACTCGCCTGCCAACCTTGCCAGCCGCCCCGCGCGCGTTGTGATCATGGATGAGGTTGACAAATTCCCGAAGGAAGTCCGATCCGAAGCAGACGCTGTGAACCTCGCAGAGCAGAGGACCAAGAGCTTTACAAACCCGCTCAGGGTGAAAGCTTCGACGCCCACGGAAGAGGACGGGCTCATCTGGCAAGAGTTCATGAAGGGCGATCAGCGCCGCTATCAGATGCCATGCCCGCTCTGCCGCAAGCCAGTGGTGTTCGCATGGTCAGAGCAATTCTGCGTGATGCCGCGGCTCGGCTGTGAAGCGTGGGTGGCATGGGACTCGACCGCGCGGAGGGCAGACGGAACATGGGACCTGGATGCGGTGCATAAGAGCGCCCGGGCCGTGTGCCCACATTGCGGCGGGCACATTGCAGACAGCGCGAAGACTCGCATGATCCGGGAAGGGAGGTGGGTGCCCACGGCCACGGCTACCACAACCCGCGGCTTTCGTTCCTATCACTTACCCAGCCTGTACGCCGTGGGGACGCAGACAAGCTTCGGCTCGCTTGCTATCGCGTTCCTGCGCGCGAAGAAAAGCTTCCTTGGACTCCGAGGCTTTGTGAACGGCGCACTGTCCGAACCATTCATGCGCCAGGATATGCGAGGGCAGCGCATCGAGGTTGTAGTGTCCAAGCCCGAAGCCAAGGCCGAGGCTAGCAAGATCATGACGGTTGACTGTCAGCATGGCTCGCCGCACTTCTGGTACGTTGTTAGGACCTGGGAACACTCGGATACTAGCACGGTGTCGACCGCGGTGAAGGCTGGGCACGCTGAGACATGGGAAGACTTACACAAGATCAAGACCGACGAGAATGTTCCTGATGCTGGCGTCATGGTTGACTCAGGCTGGGGTGCGCGCTCGGACGCAGAAGTGTATCGGCGTTGCGCTGCTTACTCAGAGTTCACTTTTCTTGAGGAACGCGGCAAACACTTCGGGACTGGATGGTGCCCGGCAAAGGGAATGCCGCACCGGAAGACCTGGAAACAGCCGGACACGCAAGCACAAGCCCCGTACTTCACAAGGTTCATCGACCCGTTTGCTGGAACGTCCGATGCCGGCAAGGCTGAGATTGTCCTTTTCGAATTCGCATCGGACTGGTTCAAGGACTTGCTCGCAGTGTTGCGCGACCCAGAGCAAGCGAAAGACTTGTCGATTACATGGGCTGTTGCGAAGGACGTTGCAACTGAGGAGTATTGGCAACACCTGGATGCGGAATATCTCGACCAGCAACCGAGCAAAAAGACCGGCAAGACAACTCGGACGTGGACAAAGAGAAGTCAACGCTGGCCAAACCACCTGCTTGACTGCGAAGTGATGCAGCTTGCATTCGCGATGTGGTGCGGCCTGATGCCGACACTGCCGACGGAAGGAGGAACGTGAGAATACTGAACCTTGAACAATTCAGAGCGAAGCCCGAAAACACGGTCTTTTCCAAGTATGAGCCATACCTGTTCGGCGAACTGCAAATCAAGGCTCAGACATTGGAAGCGGACTTTCTCGCGCAATCAATCAACGGAGCCATAGAATCAAACGACACCGGTGACTTCTGCGATAAACTCGACCGCGCACAGAAAACCGGAGAATCTTTGAAGATGGACTTCAACTGCGAATGCCGCGACGGACTATTCAAAAAAGATCAACTGTTCGCGGTCTGGGAAGAAGCTGACGTGCGAGCACTTATCCAGCGCCTGCAATGGTGCTTGCCGCTGCAATGAGCGACAACCTATCGCGAAAGGACATTGCACGACTGCTCGACGTGAGTGTCGACCAGGTGCGTCGCAATGAAACGCGATGGGGGCTGAAGCCTGCGCGGCGAGTCTTCAACCTGCGATTCGTTCGGTATCGCAAGGGGAAGGTCATAGAAGCACTACGGGCTATGGGATTGATTGATGACTTGCCGTAACTGCCGCAACTGCCACAACTACCACTAGACTATTTTAGTTGCCCATGCGGACCTTAAACGCGTGGCGCAAATAGCAGCATCAACCTACCGAGCGGCAGTCACCTACGCAGTGTCTCAAGCTAGCGCGGGCGCTCTGCGCACTTGGTTAGCTGCTAAGGTTGCTTCTACTTTCGGCGACGTATCCTCTGGTCGGTCAGTTGCTAGCGTCAGCATGAACGGCGTTAGCACTTCCTTCTTTGACCCAGCTTCCGCAGGCATGTCCCAACAAGATGCTGTCCAGATGTGGCAGCGGCTTCTTGAACTGTGCGACACTTGCATAACCTACCTTAACGACGCTGAGGCTACCAACGCGGAAATTGCCGCCGAGATGACAGGAAGGTTGCCGGACGTGTATCAGCACTCGGTGGAATTTGCAGGTATGAACCAATGGTAAACGCGCTCCGCCATTGGCTGGCCAGGTTACTCGTTGGCAACGTGTACGAGGCTGCGCAGTATTCGACGCGCAGGAGTAGGATTCAGTCCACCTACACTTCGGCGCGATTCGACATTTCAACAGCGTCCAGGCAGACACTCGCCCAGAAGGCTAGGTATTACGAGCGCAACTCGTGGCTCGTCAACAAGCTAGCTGACATTTTCGAGTCTGGCACGGTAGGCACTGGCTTAGTGGTTCAGCCTTCAACGGAGGATGACGAATGGAACAAGCGGGCCAGTGACTGGTGGCAGACATGGTGCAAGTTCCCGGATGCCACGAGCAGGCAAAGCTTCGGCACACTGCAAGGCCTGATGGCGCGGACATGGTTCATCGACGGCGAAACATTCGTGTTGAAGTCGATGGGCCGGGTCGGGCCGAGGGTGCAGATCATCGAGGGCCATCTGATCCGCACGCCAGACGGACAGGAGAAAAACAAGCAGTGGATTGATGGGATATTCGTTGACTCGAACGGGAGGCCGACAGGATACGCGGTACACGCGGAGGAGGACGCAGGCAGACTCAAGCTCATCGAGGTGGTACCAGCGGAACGAGTGTGGCACCTATTCGAACCGCAGCGCCCAGGTCAGTACCGCGGGACTTCGTTCCTATCCCCTGTTCTCAACGCGCTCCATGATCTTGATGACCTATGGAAACTTGAGATGCAGGTTGCGAAGTTGGCCGGGACTCTCGGAGTTCTCAAGACGAATGCAACCGGAACATTCGACCCGCTACGATTCCGCAGGTCGCAAGTGACTAGGAGCAACAGCACAGCTACCGGCGCGGCGACAACCGAGACAACCACGGACTTGATCGAGGATGCTACTGGCGCAATGGCTATCGCGCTTGGAAATGGTGAGGACATCAAGCAATTCATTGCCACTCGACCCACAGAGCAACAGCGCCAACATTGGCAACTCATCACGAAAGCGATCTGCATTGGGGTAGGTATTCCCTACGTGATGGTAGACCCAGACAGTATGCAAGGGACTGTGTACCGTGGCAGCCTCGACCTAGCTGCATCTTTCTTCGCCCAGCGTTCAAGCGTAATTGCCGATGCGTGTCGTGACATCTACGGCTATGTTATGTCCGTCGCTCGGAACACACCGGAACTATCCGGAGCGCCAACCGAATACTGGGCGGCGAATGTGCTCCCGCCAAGAGGAGTAAACGTTGACATAGGTTATACTATGTCGGCTAACCTCCAAAGTCTCCAGGCCGGAACGGACGACCTGGAGACTATCCTTTCACCGAGGGGACTCGACTGGCGCACGGTGCTTCGCAGGAAAGCAGAGCAGGCTGCGTACATCAAAGAGCTTGCGGCAGAGTACTGCGTCGAACCTTCCGACATTGCGAACATCAACGGAAAGCAACAGGCCGCGCAAGCTCCGAGTTAAGAGGAGGAGAAGCCTGACACTGAAGAGGAGGAAAAGAAGTGAAACCGTTTTGGGAAATCACGAACAGCGCAAAGAGCACGAAAGTCCTCCTTTACGGAATGATTGGCCGGGACTGGGATGGCAGCGGCAATGATCCGAAGGAGTTTTTCGAAGCGTGGGACGCGATTCCACAAGGCCCTATCGACCTGCACATCCATTCTCCGGGTGGCTACGTATTCGACGGGCTCGCAATCTACAACACCGTAGCAACGCGACGCGCTGATGTCACAGCCTACGTGGACGGGCTCGCGGCTAGCACGGCTTCATGGATAGCCTGCGCGGCTAGCAAGGTCGTGATGCCGAAGACCGCGCGCATGATGATTCACGACGCACAAGGCTTCGTAATCGGCGACTCTGAGACTATGCGCGAGCAGGCCGAGTTACTTGACAATGAGAGTGACCGGGTTGCGCAAATGTACGCTGACAAGACTGGCAAGTCGAAAGAGAAGATGCGTGACCTCATGCGTGCCACAACCTGGATGGATGGCATCGAAGCACACGAGATCGGGCTTGTGGATGAAGTCACAGACAGCACGGCGCAACCTAACAACTTCAACCTTTCCCGCTTCAAGTGTGTGCCTGGAGCGGGCGGCGGACTAAGCCCCGCCAAGACGGAAAAGAAAAACACAAACCAGCCGAAACCTATGGATAACCCAACAAACACGGCGGGGCCTAACCCTCAGCCGGACATCAGACCCGTGAACGTGATTGATCACAACGCGGAACTTGAGCGCCTGCGGACGGCGCTTGAGTCCGAGCGGAAAATCAGGATCACGAACCAGCTCCACAACATTGCCGCGACGCGACCCAGCATCGACGTTGCCAAGTGGCTGCCGGACGTGCTGAAGAACGAGGGACTCCTCGAAAACCTCAAGGCGTTCCCGGTGGTAGAGAATCAGACTCCACAGCCGAGCGGCGTTGTGAACATCGGAAATCCTCTTCTCAACGACTTGGAGAAGAAACCGAAAGGCACACGCGAACGTTACGAGTTTCTGCGCAATCACCTGCCGGAACTTCATCGGCTTCGAGGGTATGACCCGATGAACGTGAACACTCTGAGTTCTACTCTGGTCCCGGCATTCCTGGCCGAGCAGTTTGTTCAGACGGCTCAAGTGCAACTCGCCCCGCTGGCTGCTTTCTCTCGCGATTTCGGCCTGGATCGCATTCGCCCTAGGGCAACCGTGGTTGTCGCGAAGCATACGAGCGGTCCGACGGTTCAGACTAACGCGACGAACTTCGAGTCTGGCGATAGCAAACTTGACCCAATCAGCGTGACTATGAACCAGTACACTGCGAGCTTCCACCTGGACAATGCCGCGCAGAATCAGGGCTTCCGCATGGCCACTCTTGCCGAGGGAGCTACCATCAATCTCGCCAAGAAAATCTCCAGCATTTGGACCACGTTGCTTGCGACTGCTACCTACGGCGCTGACACTGCTATCGGCGCGGCTGCCAGCTTCGACCGCGACGATCTGCCGGCGATTCTGGCGCTGGCCAAAAACTGGCCGAGAAAAAATCTGGTGCTCGATTGGGGACATCTCGCATACCTGCTGCCGAAGGACGTGAACTACTTCGGGCTTACGAGCGGTGACATTCCTGGACGCGAAGGCCTGAAGCCCTACGGCTTCGACATGGTTGTAGCGCAGAACGACTGGACCGGCGCCGAGTCCAATACCGTTGGCGTTGTCTGTGATCCTGATGCGATCGCAGTTGCTAGCGGTCTTCCGGTCTCGTTCGGCAGTGGTTCTAGCATTGTCACGGAAACTGCCACAGTCGAAGGACTCGGACTTACCGTGCTTGCGTGCTCGTGGTTCTCGAATGCGTCGCGTACCACCTGGGCATCCTACGATGTTGTCTTCGGTGCCGCAGCCGGTGACACCAACAAACTGAAAATCCTTGTGACATCGTAACACTATGAGACGAGCAATCACGCTGGGAATCGACTCCACAGGAAAGACCACCATCATTCATGGAGTTGATGTTCCCTATGCCGAGCAACGCAGCGAGTTCGCGGAGGCCAGGGCAGATAAGCACACTGGCAAGTGGACCGAAGTGCTCTTTGCCTCCGAGTTCAAAAAGCTTCGTGTTGCGAAGCCGGAGCAGACTTCCGAAGAGCAGAAACGCAAGGTCAAGTAACTAACCAACCAGCCCCAGCTCACGCGCTGGGTTATGTTCCTCTCCCAGCGCGTGAGCAAGGCGGACACAAAATGAAAAGGCTCTTACTCTCGACACTGCTTCTCATGCTGTGCCCGCTGGCGCTGGCGCAGTATTCGACAGCAACGCTGACTCACGGGCTGACTAATAGCATTAAGAAAGGCGCGCAATGACTATCACACGAATCGCAGAGTCGGCAGTCACAGCCAACCGTTTTGTCAAGGCCGGCACCGCTGCAACACAATGCGCACTTTGCGGCGCTGGTGAAACTCCCATCGGCGTTAGCGCGAACAGCGCAGGCACAGGTGAAATCGTGACGATTCATCCAGTCTCAGGCGATCCTGCCGGGGTGACTGCCACTGACTCAATCGAGTTTCTGAGCGCGAGCGGTTGGACCAGCACAAACTGGACTGGTGGGTGGGTTGCTGGCTGGGCGCACACAACCTGGAACACAAGCGCGCTAAGTTACCCCAAGGCGCCGGTGGCAGGCCGCAGGTATACGATCACTTGGGTTGTATCGTCACACACAGCGGGCACGTTCTCAATCGCGTTCGGTGGTAGCACGATACCGACTCTTAGCAAGTCTGGGTCAGTCACGATTGAAGCGACAACGACGGACGGTCTTACAGTCACTCCGGTGGCCGCATTCCGCGGCACACTCGCTCTGTCCATAAAGTGTTCTCGAATTCAATTTGGGGATGCTGTTGCGGTTGCGGCTGGAGGTTTGGCGCAGACTTATAGCACTGGATCTGCGATCGGTACTGCTATCAGCGACGCAAACACTGGTGAGACGCTCAGCATTAGTTATGGGTCTAGCGTAACAGGTAGTGGGACAGGTAGTGGGACTACAGTCATCAATATCGTTAGCGACGCTCCTACTGATGATCCTGGATTGGACGCTGGTAAAAGCGCATTCGCACTTCATTATACGACGTCATTCCAGGGCCTTTACTTCTGGAATGGCTCTGCTTGGGAGCAACTCGTCTAATATGCCATTAGCCGCTATAGCAAACGAAGGCGCAACTGTACTACTGAGCGCAGTATCAGACACGCTCACATATTCTGGTACAAGCTATGCCTGCGTGCCGGCGCACATACAACAAGGGAACACTGTGACAGTTGGCGGCAAGGAAGAGGAGCTTACCATGTCGTTTGCATTCCGACCTGGCAGCACTCCGACAACCGGACAGAAAATCACTTACAACAGCAAGTCCTATCGAATCGCGTCCGTTCAACACAACGCAAACAATTCAACAGTTATCGCACTATGCACTTCACCAAATATCTGATTCTCCTAGTTGCGCTGTGCGGGATGGCCCAAGCGCAGATCATCAAGAGCAACGTGTTCGTGCGCACTGATGTCACGAATGAAACCGACAAAGCCACGGCCAGGGCTTTGCTGGGTCTTACTGCACCGTGGGTGGCGACAACCTCTCTGCCCACAGCACAGCGCGAGCTTGGACTCTACCGCGCAAATTACTGGCCGTACAGGGCTGGGACGAATATCTCGACGTGGATCTCCGCGCTGGATGCATCACGGTTGGGCGCCAGCGAGTTTCTCACCATTTCATCCGACGAAGCCAACCATTTGACTATCTGGCAGAATATGGAGGATGAAACCTGGGTCAAATGGGACTTGTATCGCTCGGCCACGCCTGGGAAAGACTACTACGGGATATGGGGGTGTCACATTATCGAACCTATTCGTTGGTATCAGCCGGACCCGCTCGACACAAACATCACATGGAATGGGTCGTGGAGCAGAATTGCATCATCGTGGATGCCAATCACCGGGGTCGCTGCGCACAACATTGACGATGCGGATGGGTATGTGGAATGGTCCATCGTTTGCGACGGCGGCGAGAGTCTCTACTTCGCAGGGTATGGGTTGACTACCGGAGGCCGGGGGAATGTCACAATCGACGGGTCCACGAACCTTGTCAATGCACTCTACAACGATGGGACAAACGCCTTTGTCAACTTTAGTGCCGTCGGCAACGTGAGCATCGTTACGAACATCGCCAGAGCTCTGCCTGCTGGAACTCACACCATCCGTATGGCGAAGGATATTGTCAATTGTTCGGCAGGAAATCGCAAGGTCTATTTTGATGCGTGGGGCATCACGCCGGGCGGCGCAACTCACGGCCTACCGGGCCAATGGAAGACTCAGCGCGTCTTGATGCACCCGCCATTCATCCAGACATTCATCGCGGGCGCATACACGAACAAGACACTAGCGCACTCCAATCCGTCCGGTGTCGCGCTCGGAGCATTCGACACCACGAACCACTTATATATCTGCACGCAGCCTATGCCGGCTGGCAATACAGTATTCGACCGGGTAGAGATGACGTTCACGACTCCGAACACGAATGCTGTCAATCTCGTTTGCGAGTACCACGATGGCGCAAACTGGACGAACCTGACGGTGCTCGACGGCACGAGCGGCTGGACCAAAGACGGCATCATTTCGTTCACGCGCCCGCCGGACTGGGCGGCGGTGAGCGTCAACAGTATGCACAGGTATTGGATGCGGTTCACGGTCGATGCGCAATGCACCGACACAACAGTCGCGACAATTAAGGTCTGGTATTGGCCTCATAATTATTCGCCCACGAAGTATGTCTACAGCGTAGGTGCACACTGGGAATATGCTGGATGGTTTACCCCTGAAGGCAGCACCGCGCAAAACTTCGGAGGCGTGATGCACGGCAGTGAAGATGCCCAGACTGTCACAATCTACGTGGACGGGGCAGCAGCCAATGTTCCGCTGTGGGGGTGCATAAAGGGGCGGGAGATTCGGATCGACCAAACTGCGGATATGACGACCGGAGCCCTCACATGGGGACAGAGCGCGATGAGCCATTTGTTCAACGCGAACAACGCGACCGTGGACACCCAATATACTTTTTTGATGGACGGTCTGCTCGCAGAAAACTCAGGCGGCTACATGTACACATCCATGTTGTCTGTTGAATCATACAACACGCACGTGGGTTACTGCTTCGAGCGGTTTAAAATCTTCGGCGACGAAATGCGGCACGTAACGAATTGCGTCACGCAAACACGTTACGGACTTACGCAGACCGGGGCAGTCGGTTACGTGAGCGATGCTGGATATGCATGTGCCATGATCCAGGACGACCCGTCTGAGGCCAACCTAGATTGGTCGAATACCGCATTGAGGACGTTCGTGCTCTACAACGATGGGGGAGGCACGTTGGGGGCGTCGAATGTGCGCGCAAAGGCCTACGTTACCGCCGCTGATGGAAGGGCCTCGGTGCCCATTACGAGCGGCACTCGAATGGGCGCGCGGGTGCGGTACTACGTCACGAAGGGCGGAGAGGAGTTGTTCCCATGAAGTGGCGCGCCAGCAAACCGATCACCGACCGTTGCAGCCAAGCGCTGCAATGGTGCCGGGCTTTCGCTGGCGAGTGGGACCCGAAGCGCCTCAAGAAGTTGACGGTGACATTCGCCGCGTCGCCTTACCGGGACGTGGTCGGGCACGGCGCGACACTGAGCACCTGGGGCGTTCCGCATACGTGCCGGGTGTTTCTCAACACACGGTGCAACGGCGGGGACATGTGTTGGGAAGAAACGCCTGTCTACGTCCCGAAGTCCACTCCAACGGCAAGCCGCGAGGCCGCAGAAGCCGCAGCCCGCGATAAGCTTCACCCCGGCCAGATGCTCGGCGAAATGCAGATTGTCGGCAACCGAGTCCGCTTCGCCGTGTGGGGCCGGTACACAGCCACGAGCTTGGGCCACGCCACCGTGTGGATCTTCGCCCACGAACTCTGGCACTGGCTCGCCGGGACGAAGCAAGTCAGAGCGGCGAACACAGAGCAGTACGCCCGCGCCGCAGCATGCCGCGTGGCCGACATGTACGCAGCCGGCGTCGATCCAGAGCACGCAGCGGCTTATCTACGATCTCACGCAGTCGATATTGTCCACTATTCGCACCACGCAAAGGAATGATGCTCGCGTTCATCATCGCAGCCCAGTTCGTGTTGAGTCTCGGCACTTACGTTGTGCGAGCTGGGGAGCAGGTGATTGTCGACATCGTAGCGTACAATACCACGACTGCACCTTTACCGGTCGACGGTATGAACGCATTTGTCCACGTCGACCAGTCACGCTCTCCATCGCCAGTGATCGCCAGTTACGATGTGGTGTCTGGCACGCCGTGGGACACGATCGAGAGTTACGGGATTTGGGAGACCGATGGGGCCAGCCTGTATTGGACAATCGGGGCCGAGAATTTCGATGAGGGTGGTGCGTACTTCGAGGCGGGTCGGACTCTGTTGGGCCGCATGACGCTTGACACGACTGGCGTGCAGCCGGGCGTCTATGCGCTTACATGGACATCGCCTTTGTGGCCTGACTTTGACGACGTTAACGCGCTTGTGTGCTTGGACAACGTAATGCAAGGAGGTTACTCGCTCACGCTCGACGACGGAACGTTGACCGTGGTGCCCGAACCGCGCAGCTCATTCTTGTTTGGTGTGCTGGCCGTGGCGTATGTGCTGGCGCGCAGGTGCGTTGGCGTCCACCACTCACAAATAAAGGACTGATGCTGGATATGGGCAAACCAATTGGAGAACTTCAGGGCTGGTGGGCGGCGAGCCATAAGGTACTGCTTGCAACGTGGCCAATGCTCATAGCGTTGGGAGCGTGGCAAGTAAGACAGACCTTTGGACTTGCAGCGCAGATTCAGGAGGAGCGTATCGAGGCGAGGGCCTATACCGACAAAGCTGTAAGTGGGGCACTGTCCCAAGTGTTCCTGGAGATCAGCAACCTCAAGACCACCATCGCAACCATGCCCGCGAAGACGCCTCCTGACTGGTGGGAGCTATTTGTGCGCACTGAACTAAAAGAGCTTGACGATCGAGTCAAGGCCATTGAAAGGAAACCATGAGAAAACTAGTCAAAACCGTAGTTCCGTTGAAGGTTGGTAAGGTGTTCGAGTTCCCGTGCAACCGGTTTTTGGATTGGAGCGTTGCCGGCAGGCAGGTTGTTATCCGTTGTCTGAACTGGGTTGGTGAAGCGTCTGCTCCGTGCAAGTGGGTAGTGATCGAGGATGGTGGCACGGTACCAGAGGGGTTCGGCTTCGCTACCACGCTGCAAGGGTCGGCCAGCAAAGCCTACCTGCTTGCGAGTACCTGTATCGGCAACGTCTGATGAAGCTCATCGCTCCAGTGTTGCTGTTGGTGTGGCTGCTGTGCGGATGCCAGACGTACAACGAGCGGTTCACATACGTTGACCCAAAGACCGGAGCGACCAACCACACCGTCCACATCAGCTATCGCAGTTGTCTTATGTGGGGTGAGGCCGCGAAACTCAAGACGGAGACACAGACAATGGAGTTCATCCGGACAGTGAATGCGGACGGGCTAGTCAGCAAGCCGGACGCGGACAGCATCAAAGCAATCGCCGACGGCATCGTGCAAGCGATCCTCAACGCGGCATCGCAAGGAGCAGTACCGTGACGCCAGAGATTGCCAACCGCATTGTCGCAAAGCTGACGAGTGGTCAGTGGCTTCTCACCATGTCTGCCGCTTTTGTATTCGCATGGTGCGCGGTCAATGCTGTGTTGGACAAGGAGACTATCTCGACCTTGCTAGGTGTCATCTTCACGTTTTACTTCTCGCGACAGAGGAACCAGACTCAGTGAAGCCAACAGTCACAGTCGACACATCTGAGTTTCAGCGCGCTCTAAGGCAGCACTTAGCTACAACATCGCGTGAGTTATCCGAGGCTGTTAACATGCGGCTTGCTGCTGTGTTGATGCGAACGTTTCTGTTTCTTGATCCGCGCAATCCGCAAGCAAAGCGCGATGAAGTCAAAGGAATACTAACGAGAGAACTTGAGGAACGGACTAGGACCACGAAGATCGGTAAAGTGAAAAGACTAGGGAGGCTGCGGCAATTCCAGTTCCGACACAAGATCATCAATGCGATGCGCGGCAAGCGCGGGCAAGCTGGCCTTTACGGTCAAGCAATGCGTGATGCTTCTGGATCGTTTCTTCGCGGACGCACTTCGTCTGTTGGTGCAATGAAGGCTCTTGTTGTGCGAATGCTTCGCAAGGTAATGCCTGCATTCACTCAGTTTGGAAGTGTGACTAAGAAGAGTGGAGGCCGACAGGTCAAAGGCAACGCAATGCTAATTCGTTTGGCAGGCCAGTACAACCATGCTGCAAGCAATGTCGGTGTTAGTAGCAACATCTCAAAGCGCCAGACAGCGAGCGGCAAGGCTGCTAGCGCAGGATGGAGGCCATTTGCTGAAGTGTCAGGTGAGTACGGAGTAAAGACTGGTCAAGACTCTACTGTAAATGCTCGATACCAAGCCGCAGTGCAGCGCGCATTTGCTGATGAGACTCGCGAGATGCTAGATCACTTGCGAGCAAAGGTGCTCGACAACGCCGAAGCCGCGGGCTTCATAGTCAAATGAGCGGCTACAACCCCATCCTAAGCAGCTACAACGCCATCCTACTAAGAGCGCAAAAAGCGTTGTACCAGTACATATCCGCGCAGACGTTCACTTGGACATACTCTGGAACAAGCGTGACTGTCGGCAAGTTCCGAGGAATCGACAACGCTGACGTTACTCTACCTGCAATCATCTGCAATGCTACCAGCGCAGAGCATGAGAACGTACCTTGGTGGACTGGTAACTGGACTGTGACTGGTGAGATAATTCTGCGAGAGAATGCCGACGATTGCACGGAGGACGAACACCTAACGCACGCCGGCGAAGTCTTTGACTCCATCGTTTCGAGCAGCCTTGTGACTGACATCAACACAGCGTGCACAACCACGCTTGAGATTGTGCGAGCTGGGCCTCCGTCAACGACAAGCTACTCGATTGCAAATCGACATTGGGAAAGCAGCATCACGCTTACCATGATTGTCAACAATACTTGAGAAAGGATAGAACATGGCCACAACTGTTGTAGGAACTGGACGGCTCTACGTAAACTCGTCGACAGCTTCGATGGGAACTGCGTTCGGCACGCACAAGGTCGAGGAGATAACATTCACGCAGAGCGGTGAAGCTCCGGTTGAAAGCATCGTCGACGGTAGCTACGCGCTTATTGCGATCAAGGATGCGATGAAGTGCGAGATCAATGTTACCTTCGTGACAGATGCGACCGTGACCATTCCAGCGCACGGAACAGCGCACGCCTTTGCAGGGATGCCGTCGCTGACCTGGAACTCAGTTGCGGATGCGATCAATGAAATCGCAAAAACAGGCAAGTGGACTTTGACTGCTGTGTCAAATCCGGTCTCTTACGATCAGGTCCAGCGTTGCACGGCGACGTTCGTCAAGTGGGCTGGTATCGTGCGAACATAGGAGACTCACGCTATGGCAACCACAGTCTATGGCAGCAGTAGGTTATACGTGGACCCAGATGCTTCGCTAGGCGCAAGCTTCGGGACGCACACGGTAGAGGAAGTCACACTTACTCAATCTGGTGAAGCGCCGGTTGAGAGCGTAGCTGACGGATCGTATTCGCTGGTCGCGGTGAAAGACGCAAGCAAGGTAGAGTTGTCGATTACCTACATCACGAATGCATCCGTTGCGATCCCTGCTCTTGGTAGCACGCACACATTTGAGGACATGCCTGAAATCGAACTGCTGAGCACACCTGATGCGATTAACGAGACGACGACAACAGGCAAGTGGACTCTGACCAGCGTGACTAATCCAGTTGCTTACGATCAGGTCCAGCGTTGCACAGCGACGTTCACGAAGTGGCGCGGAATGAAGCGGACCTAGTAGAATGGACCCAGCATTCCAACATGCGAACGAGTCACGACTGACAGGCCATGTTGTCTTCGGTCTGCCGCTCTATCCACTGACAATAGGTCACGTCTTTCTTCTCTCTGAGTTGGACGTTACGTTTCTCGTGGACCAGAACATTGATCCGCAGATTGACGACATGCTGATGTTTGCTTTCGTCGCGGCGTGCAAGACGGCAGGCAAAGCGCGAAGCGCGTTGAAAAAGCCAGGAGTCAAACTGTTTTTTTTCGTGTGGGGACTCTTTGCTCGTCGCAAGAACCCAATCATAGAAGTTACTAGGCTACACTCGTATTTGGAAAGTCAGCGCAAATCTCCTCAAATCAAGCCGCCGTTAGGCGAGAGTGTGACGCTTAATGCGCCTGAGCACTGGAGACTTCTAGTCATGTTGATGGTCGATTTCCATATGCGTATGGCCGATGCGCTCGACGTTCCGCTGAACTTTGCTCGTAATCTGTGGGCTGTGCAGGGTGAACGCGAGCAGAAGCTGTCACTCGCCTGGACGCCAAACACGAGCGCGGCCATTGCACAACTCAAGCGCAAGATGCAGCAACAGGAGGGCAAGTAACATGGGACTTGCTTCTCTCATGGTGCGATTGGGGCTTGACGCCAGCGGTTACAATGCTGGATGGCGGCAAGCTGAGGGTGTGGCAACAAGGGCAGCGGCTAACATTAAGAGTCGTCTCGCCGGGATGTTCTCTTTGGCCATGTTCTCTGCCGCCACAAAGGCTGTAATAGGCTGGGCTGACAACATACAAGATCTTAGTGATGATCTTGGAATTTCAACAAGGACATTGCAGGAATGGCAATATGCCGCTGCCGGAACAAGAGCCACAATTGAAGATTTTGCTAGAGCTTACGAGTACCTTGCAAAAGCAAATCCTCAAATGTCTTCCGCGCAAGTAGAGGCTGAATTTCTTAGAATTGCAGAAGCCTTCAAAAAGGGTGAAATTACTTTGGGTGAAATGGAAAATCTCTTAGGGAGAGGCGCTGGCAAGCTTGCTGGACCATTCGCAAATGGATTGAAGGATGTAGCGAATGAAGCTGGCAGGCTTGGTGCTATTCTGACAGAAGACCAGATCAAGGCAATGGGTGAAGTGTCTGACATGTGGGAGAAGCTTATACTGAAAGCTAAGGCATACTTTTCCTATGTCATCTTGGGAATAATCGACATTGTTAAGGAGGTTGGAATTTTCTTAGGCGCGCTCAAGATGTGGAAGGGTGGATTTGATGCGATGACGGCTGAATACATGAGGCTTAAAAACGAGCAAGCCAAAGAGGAGCAAGCCAGAGAGGATGCTAGGCGAAAGGAGCAGGAAGCAAAGGAGCGCGAGCGACAACAGAAAAAGGAGGAAGCTAAAGGCCCACTTACAGAAACAACAATTGAGCAAACGCATAAGTGGCTTCTTGGTGGCACGACTAGCAACCAACAAATTGGAGCGTTCAACGCAGCACAGCCAATCCTTGTGAGGGAGACTAAGGAGCAGACTCGACAGCTCAAGAAGATTGCCGACAACACCGAGAAGCTTAAGGAGGAACTGACGTGAGCGTTTTCGGCACAGACCCCAGCCTGATCAGTAGTCGCACGTCGAAGAGTTCGAGCGGGACTTCAACGATCAAGGTTTATGACGGATCACTCTCGGGAGTGAACTCTGTCATATCCGGTCTCTCGTCCTGGGATCAATGGGACTTAGACGATAGCAACTCACCGCTCTATCGGTTGACTGTGCGGCAGCCTTTGGACGCTGAGGGTGCGGAATCGCTTGAGTGGTCTTGGGAAATCGCGCCGACCGAAGACCGTCGCGACATGAAGGAACATCCTGTTGTGTTGAACATCGTCAACGCTCTAAATGCGCAGTCTGCGAAGAGCGGCACTAATGCACTACGTCAAGTCATCAAAGCGGTTGACGATGCGACGGACCTACTCTTTGTTGAGGGTGTTCTGCCCAATGAAGCAACGCGAGTGTTCGAGCGGCTCTACAATGTGATGTTGAAAGGGCAGACGCACTTCGCATGGCCACACTACACCTTGCGATTCAACGCGACTGTCGGCGCTGCGTTTGCTGGACAGATCAATGATGATGGTGCTTATCGTGTGTACTCTGCCGGTGACATCATTTCGCAGTTCGGAAATTTCCCGATGTACGCGCGCACGCAAGCCCGCGTGATTGCGCTCCAAGCATTCGACCCTGCAACGTTATTCGCGTCCGCAGGAGTAACAGGACTCTCGGGCTATACGTGGGGCTGGCTCAAGAAGCCGATGAGCGAAACGCAGTTGCGTGACTTCAAGATTCAACTGTCAACGGAATGGGACCTTGACCTTTGGGAGACTGAACTTCCAACGTACATCAGGCTATGAGAATCCCGGCCAAACCGCGCAAGCTCGGGGACTTGTTGACTTGGGCTCAAGAGATGCACGAGTTCATTATGCGTAGCAGGATCGTGTCTAGTCCTGACGTGAAGCCTATTGAGAGCACTCGCGGGACTGCGTTGATAACAACTGCGAAAGGCAAGGGTGGCGACGGCGATAATGTATGGCAATAACTAACCAAGGAATGACATATGGCTGACTCAGTAACACTCACGTTCAAGCTCAGTGCGAGCTACGCAAGCGAGACATACGCGAACACGACGAGCACGAAGTCATTCACGCCTGAATCCGGCAGCGATGCCGCAGGCGTGAACCTGCAAACAATCGGCACGTCGTGGGAAGCGTTGAACATCGGCGACGTTGATACAACCAAACGCTATTGGGTCTGCGTTGTGAACAAGTCGACTGATACCGCGACACCGAACACGCTGACTGTGAAAGCGAAAACAACTGCTGCACCCGCCTACGGTGTGGAGCATGTACTGTATCCGGGAGAAGGAATGGTGTTCCCGATGCCTGCTTACGATGGAGGCTATCCGATCATCGGCGCTTTGTTTGCTGGTGCCACCGATCCTGTAGCGCAAGTTGTTTATTCGGACGCAGGTGTGCCTCAATGAGCCCGACCTATCCCGTCGCACCGACAGTCACGGCGGGAGATGCTATCACTAGCACACAGCTTGCCGGACTCGCTAGTGCGATCAATGCTAGGTTGCGCTGTGGACTTGGGGACGGTGCCGAGCGCGTTGCGTACCTGACACGCAACGCGTTCCTTCAACTCCAGAATCCAAGCGGCGATGTTTACCTGCCACAATCGCATTTCTTCACGCAACGGCAAATGGCCGAACCTGAGCATACAGAGTGGCCCGAGGCCGAAGTGGGTGAAGACAACGGTGCAACCACGGGCAGCAATTGGGGAGCATACGTCTTCGGCTCCGATGACATTGACCTGCAACCGGAGGCTGTTCGGCTGACTGATCCCGTCGAAGGATTCATCACGACGCCGGCCAGCACGAATACCCTCGACCTGTGGCAACTCGGGAAGCTTCAACGTGGAGCATACGACCCAAACACTGGAGCAATAGCATGCCCAGCATTTACGGCAGCCAGGGAGTACGCGAAAATTCGGTGGCGCTGGTGGAGTCCGCAGGGAGCAAGCTGGGGTGGATATTTTCCGAGCCCAGCGTTGAACGGAACACCATGCGAAGACCCCAACGCTTCCGACGGCTACCCTGCCCCACCGAACTTCAACGTCTTTTTCACGAACCTTTCCACGGGCGCGACGACCAGTTATCCGGGGACTTGTTCCGACGGGCCAGACCTATCGACACCTGGAATGTATGACGATCACATTTATGCATGGGGTGAGACTCCTTGGGCATACTACGTCGCGCTCAACAACGGAACTGTGGACGAGCTATCCAAGACCGAGTGGGTTATTGGACCGTTCTCCGGCGAACCGAGGCTAGGGCGAGGATGGGCAGGAATGTTCGAGCGATTCAGTCACAAGTTTGCTGGAGAGTTCAGGGGAGTCGAGCCGAATGAGAAGGCCATGCGCGCGCGTTCTACGGTACGCTACAGGCTTGCGCCGAACTTCCGAGACATAGTGCGCCGGCAGTATCTTCTAGCGCCGCAGAACGGCACGCAGAGCGGCAGTGAGATAACCGCAATCTACCAGAGCGCAAGCCTAGGGCACGGGCAAAGTGCGATGATGAACGCTGCGAGTGGAATGGTGTTTGCGGGGATGCTGGTCACGGGTTCCGGCTCAGTGACAGCGACGGACTCAGACGGCGATGTTGTGGGATCAGCAAGTGGACCTGCATCCGTGGGTGTATTTGATCCAACCGCAACAAGCATCACGCTTGCAGCATCGGCGGACTCGACCGGCGTGCAGGTTGAACTCTTGGAGTTGCTACCGTACACACCAGGGCCTTGGGACTTGTTCATGATGTTTCGGATCGGCAGTGCTTTGCTGGCATGAGCATTCCGCTTGATGGTAGTCCGCTTACAGTCGACGCTCCGCGCGCGATTGAATCGAGCTACTGGTCCGGCGCGTGTATCACTTCGCAGAGCGGTCAGGAGCTAGACGTGCCGCGCTACCTGAACCAGAATGCTTTCTTCGATTCTGCCAGGCGCTTCTCACAGTTCGTCCGCTTCATTGATAGGCCGCAAATCACGGGTTACGAAGTCGTCAACGGCAAGTCAGTGATCTACGTCACACTCCGAGACTTGGGTGGAGGTGCAACTGTGCTTGATGGTATCAAGGATGCGATCACGGCCACGGCACCGAAAGAAGGCTGGTCAAACGAGTGGCTTCTGCTGCCGTACTTTCGTCCATACTCACCGCACGACACGCACACACTGAGTCTTCCGAACTTCGCGGATTACTACGATATTTGGCAGCGTGGCCAATGGCACGCGCCGGAAACAGAAGTTGATGAGGATTTACTATGGCAGATTTCCTACGGAGCAAAGGTCAACGGCTACGGCAATTTCCTCGCCGAGAGTGTGTCAGGCTACAACTACGCCAAACTCTACACGCCAACATTTGGAAGCTACAACCTGAACTATTACCCGCACGGAGGCGACCCGACAGAGCAAGCAAAGAACCTTAAGTTCTACAAGTCGGTCCAGATTTACAAGCCTCCGTATGAGATTGAGTCTGCTGAAACTGTGAACATCGACGGCGCGGAGCGAATCAGGATCACATTAACCACGAGATTGCAGAATACCGTGGGCGAGGTTGACGGCGTTCCCGCTGGGGACATAAGCCGCGACGTGTCGACGTGGGTCGGGGCTACCATTGCAGCCGAGCCTTACCGCACGGACGAGAACGCGCTCCGCTTGTATCTCGTGTGGCTTGCGACGGGATACAATCCACCATGTACGATAGGAGACTGGGCTCGTGCTGGTGAGCCGAACACGCATTATGATTCGCTCTTTGCATCCATCATGCCGACGCTCGTCCTAGTCAAGCTGATGCCGCTGCCATATGACGACGGGAACGACACAGCGCAATCGAGCGATTCCCCGGCGTGGCATGATTGGTTTCTTTCTGCGGAATGGTACATTCGCGCAATGTGTGAAGGGTACGTGGACGAGTCAAGCAGCATAAGACTAGCGTGTAACGCGACAGACCCAGACGGTGAACCGGAGACAGGAGACGAGACGTGCCTTACCACTGGGTCGGACATTTATGACTATACGTTTGAGAGCCTGATGGTTGATGCGAGCGGTGGAACGCGCTCCTCAATGCTGACCGTTCCTACAACCGACCTCGCCGATCCGTGGCCCAGCTACGGGCCTTTGCCACGGACACCGCGCAGCGCAGAGGTGTTCAACCTGTACTCTGCCGCAGTGAACAAGCTGACTCGCGTGCGGTTGATGATTCCCTACGCGCTGTACAGCAACACCACAACCTATCAGAGCGACCCGGACGTTGTTGCCGCGCCTAACGACGTGTGCAATGGAGCGTACCAGAGTTGCGGGGCAAACACGGGCCGAATAGTGTACTCAGGCCAGGGCAACCCGGCTACAACCTTCGTTTCCGAAACTGGCTGGGGCAGCGGGTGGGGACAGCTTGAAGCACACACAAGCGCGGCTATCGCGTTAGCTTCATGCTCTGGTGCGGACTACTTGCTTGAGACTGACCGGACTACCTGCGATTTCGAGTTTCGCTTGGTTGATGATGACTTCGAGTATGCGATGCCGGACCAATGGAAGGAACTCTGGACGGGTGGCAACGTGGGGACCATGTTTTGCGTTTACAGGTTGGACAAGGATGTTCGCTGGACGGACGAGTTAACAACCGAGTGTGACTCGCCGCTAGAGTGGGATTGCGGAATGGAGGTTGCGACGCGAGAGAGTGTCGCATGTCAGTTTTTGAAGGCCGGCTTTGTGGACTTCGGTTCCAGCCCGCCGGCGGGATTACACGCTTCAGCATGGTCATACGCCGGAACGCCGGTCTCATGCCAGTGGGGACCGCTGCGGCAGTGGTACGCCTACCCTGTCGAGAACCGGACCCTGTACCTCCAAGTCCCGCTCGAAGGGGAGGAGGAAACAACGGACATAGAGCCCGAGCCGCTATGACATTCCGTGTAACAGGCTTTTTGCGGCGTCGGACGGCTCCCCTGGTGCGAGCACACCAGAGCGAGCGGAAAAGCGCGCCAGAGGGCAACGTCGTGCGATTGCGAGCCTGCTTGGAATGCGACTGGCTCCAGGATTCCAGGTGTCAGCATCCGGGGGCATCCCGTTGCCCAGGCCGGCAGGGCGGCCAACCGTGGCGGAGTCTGCGGCGGTGCCCGACGGGCCGATGGAAATAAAAAAGCCCCGGTTGTGAGCCGGGGCTGTGGGGTGGATTACCAGAGCATCGAGTTGATTAATCGGCAGGCTCCGCGCTCGGTGATGCTGCCCGCGAATCCGTTGCGTCGAGCGTGGGCGATAATGCGCCGGCACCAATGGCCCGGTGTCACTTTGCCGTCGTCATGCTTGTGGTGGGCGTGCACCCATTCCCAGTTCACGGACTCGATGAAGCTCTGTTTCATTGTGTTGTTTTTATTCGTTTTCATGTTTTTTCAATATCCTCCGCGCGCTGCGCGGGCTGATGTATCTGCATTTTCATCCAACGATCCACCGAGAATCGAAGCGATCGTACGCCTGGAAGCTGCCGCAGCCGCGCTCGCATTCTCCATGCGGCTGGCAATCTCTGCGCTGCTGGTGATTCCGCCTTCTGCGAATCCGAGCACGTCACCGCGCCCATGCTCCCGGTTGAGCCTCACCATCTTATCGTAATCTGATTGGCGAATTGTCGGCCACTTCGCTGTGATGTCCACGAGCTCGATCTCGCCATTCACCCTTCGGATTTTCAGCACGTTCTTCGTCGTTTTCATGTCCGCACAATACCAAATCCGGTTTGGTTGTCAACGGTTTTCTGAAACTTTTTTTCGTGCAACCAAAGCCGGTTTGGCACGTTGCTTGCTTGGCCTTCCGCCTTTCGCGCCGTTCCTGCGTACAGCTTCGGCCTTTCGCAGGCTCTTCACGGAGCCTCCGCGCCGACCGATTTCGGAGAGATATTCGCTGATGATTGACTTGATGTTCATGCCGCAAGCGTATCAAAGCCGTTTTGGATTGTCAAGCCGTGTCGCAAATCTGAGTTGATGAGCGGGGTCAGAATCATTCCCTCACACCGCGCTCTCTCCAGCATTGACTCCACGTCTTACGCAGCTTCGAAAGAGCGGATTCGCTGCTTTGTATTCGCACTATTTTTCATGCTCTGAGCGCCAATAAATACGCACATACGGCGCTGTTTTGCAATGCACTTTCTTCCGGCCTTGTGAAAAATTCGTTGACGGCGTGCATTGCACGCATTAAAAGCAATGCACGCAATGAGCACCGCACGAAAACGGAAAATGCGATCCTGGGAAGCGGACCCGGATGTTGACGCGCACCTGAACAGGCTCCGTGAAAAACACACCCTGCTGACTCCCCACATCAACCTCGCCCTGCGAACCTACTTCGCCAAGGAGTTCGGCTGGGTGTGGAAAAAGAAACTGCAATGAGGATGAGGACTCTCACACTTTCGGCCTGTCTCGCTTTTGCGATCACGGGCCTGGTCTGCGCGGGACAGCCTCAAAAAAGACCCGATGCTGTACGTTCCGAGCAGGCCGAACTTTACACAGTGACCGCCTACTGCCCGTGCAAAGTCTGCTGCGGGCAGTGGGCTGGCGGACCGACGGCTTCCGGTAAGATGCCCGTGGCTGGCATCACAGTAGCCGGACCGCGCTCGATTCCGTTTGGGACGAGAGTGTGGATCGAGGGCGTGGGCGTGCGGGTAGTGCAGGATAGGCTGGCGCGAAAGTACGACGGGAGATTTGACCTGTACTTCGCGACGCACGCCGAGGCGCTGCGATTTGGGAAGCGTAGTCTAAAAGTCAAGGTGCTGAAATGAGCGAACACCAGACCATCCCCGGCACACCAGCGCAACAGCATGCTATACGCCTCCGCGAAATCGAACTTATGCGCGAAGAGCAGTTGGAGCGCGTCTATGATCCAAAGCAGTTGGACGAGCTTGCGGAAGCTTACTGGATTTCAGTTCTCGCGCTCAATAGCAAGCGCAGAAACATGCGATGAATGCGCAAAATAATTCCCCACTGGTCGGGTTCTATAGGCCAGCTATATCGAATAAGTACCTGCTGAGTGGCGTATGCCACCGGGATTTACAAGCTATCCCATACAGCGGCGTCAGCCCCACGACACGGGGCAACAATTTCCGGTAGCACAACGCTGCCTGGTAACAAAAGGAACAAAGTGAAAGCGCACAACGTAACAGGCAAGTGCATTGTAGCCGCTGATCGCGGCTTCGTGTGGGTCGGAGACATTGAGAGGAGCGGGGACTGCTTACTGATCCACAATGCGAAAAACATCCGAAGGTGGGGCACAACTCGCGGCATTGGTGAGCTAGCGAATGGACCAACACCATCTACCGTGCTGGATGATCAGGGTGAGGTCTGCATCCCTTGGCACGCGGTAATCCATATCACCTTATGCAAAACGAACTCATGGTGACTATTGATTTGTCCGGGTCCGTGTACGGGTACGGGTGCGGGGACGGGTACGGGGACGGGTACGGGGACGGGTGCGGGGACGGGTGCGGGGACGGGTCCGGGTCCGGGGCCGGGTGCGGGTACGGGGACGGGTCCGGGTACGGGTACTGGGACTAACCTAACAAAAGGAACAAAACAAAATGGACACAAGGACTGGAATGATACTGCCGGAAGACGCTATCCCCT